CAATCTATACATACCGCTACATTGGAGACAAACAGAAGTATCGCGGCGTGATGGCACAGGATGTTCAGCGCATCCAACCAGATGCCGTTGTTCAAACCGAAAGCGGCTACCTTGCCGTTGATTACACCAAAATTTAACATTATGCCATACGGAAAAGGAGGACGACTTGGAGAAGGAATCGACCCGCGCTTAATGCAGGTGGATTACAGCGGCTATGCTGACGTTGGCAGAACGCAAGGTCAGGCACTTGCCAACATGGGCGCACAGATTGGTGGGCTTATTAAGCAGCATGGTGAGACCCAAAAGAGCCTTAAAGCCACTGAGACTACGCTAAAAGCACTGAACAAAAACTTTGCTGGCACGCCGATTGGCGATCAGACTCGTGATTTGTTGGAACAGTTTTATAACCCCGACACGTCCACGCGGGACAAACTGGGGATACAGGACTCCCTCAATAATATTTTTCAATTTGGAATTGCTGGCATGGAGCAGAGGCGTCAGCAGCAGCTGCTAGAGCTTCAAAGGCAAGAGCTTATGATTAAGGCAGCTAAAGCGGGTGCTGGCGGACAAATGATGGTAATGACACCATCCCAGATTGACCAATATACCAACGCTGGATACAACATGGAAATAGAAGGGCAAAACCCAGATGGGACATTTGTTGTTAAAACAATGGAGCGCAAGGGCGTTGGTAGCGGTGGTGTGGTTCCGTTTTACAATGAAACAACTGGAGCGTTTGGATTTCAGCAAGCACCGCCCCAATTTTATTCGCCAACACCAGGTGCAGACCCATCCATGATTCAGAGGGCCGCTCAAGGATTTACACAGCCGCCAGTAGACCCATCTATGATTCAGCAGGCCGCCCAAGGAGTGACACAGCCGCCGCTTCCAGCAGCAGGTGTCGATGCGACTGGACCTGTTGCCATAGGCCCTAGCGCACAACTATTACCTACCCCCGCCACAGGTGTTGTTCCAAACGCTGATTTCTTCGCCCAAGAGGGCCAAGAAGCAGTGCGAGTCCCTGGCAGTATGCGAGATTTGGAAGCTCAACTAAAACAGCAGCAGATTTCTCAAGCTAAGGCCGAAACCGCGAAGTCCGAGATGGAAGTGACTGAGGCCAAAGAAAAAGAGGCTAAGGGACGTGATTCGTTTTCGTCTTATGTCGGCAACATTGCCAATGCTTATGCAGAGCTCGACAAGGCTGGGGCAGCTATCTCAACACGCAAAGGCCCAATGGAAAACATAAAGGCATTTGCGGCTGGGACTGATCTTGGTAAATCCGTGGGCTCTGCCGTCGGCTCTGAGGCATCATCTTTCCGTGCAATTATTGATTCGCAGACACCTGGCATCATCAATGTTATTCGCCAATCTTCTGAGATGGGTGCTAGGGGCATGGACTCGGACGCAGAGCGCAAGTTCTACATCACGGCACTTGGAGCGCAAACCTTGCCTGTCGAGGCCAACGTGCGTGCGCTAATTGAGCTGGACAAGGCTTATGGTAAAGGAGAGGTAGCCAATATTGTCAGAGAAAAGAATCCGGCTCTATATGCGCGTGCTATGTCAGATAAGTATGTTTACAAGTCTGGCAAGAAAGACGACTTTGTGGTCGATGACGAAGTTGAATCCATTCTACAAGAACTAGGTTTATAATGCCATCACAAGAGATAGAAAAACTTACCGAATACCGCAAGCGTGTTGAAGGTGGTCTGGGAAAACTCAAAGGTAAACTGCTTGAGTTGCGTGACCAAGGCGACATAGCTGGTATGAAGGATGTGGGGAAACTAATTCGCAAGTTTGAGCTAGATCAAGAGCGAGTCCAAGAGCGCGAATACAGCCAACGACTTATTCGCAAGCAAGAGCTAATGGATGAGATTGCTACACCTCAGGGTGCAGGCTACCAAGAAAAGAAAAAATCCGTCTACTTGCCCTCACCAATGGGCGCGGGTGCTCTTGGTTATCCGCAGTCTTATCAGGAATCCACATGGGTTCCATCTAAGGAGGGAGAGCAAGTGCTTAGATCCAAGCTGGCAGAGATTCTCGATGTCAATCCATCCAAGATTACACTGGACAAAGGCCTTGATTTTAACCAGATGGTCGCCGCCGAGGTGATGACTACCCCCGAAGGTAAGGAGGGCGTTATTGCCAAATTTGGTGATGAGGAAGTTTCTGAGGTAATACCAATTCAAATTGCTGGTCAAGAGAACTATCTACTCAAAACTCGCCCGTTGTTTTCACAGCAAGACCCGTCTTATCGACTGGCCTATACCGACCAGAACAAGGGGAAGCAAATGCTTGCCAAAATTCAAGCTGGAGCGTTCCCAACCATGTCTGCTATGCTTGGAGGTGGGGCCGCTGCCAAGTTTATTGCCAAATCAGGCAAAACTGGTCTTTTAGCTCAATCTGTTGGTAGCAGCAGCGGCATTACGCTTGGCGGTATTATCCAAGAGGAAATAATGGGTAAAATCTACGATGCCCCCACGCCTGGTTGGAAGGAGCGGGCTAAGGAATTGGCTTCTGATGCCGCAACAGGGCTAATGATTGATATACCAACAGGGGGTGTGGGTCGTTTGGTATCAACCATGAAAACCGCTCCGATTAAAAACGAAGTGGACAGGTCTTTGCAGTCTGCAATTAAGATTGTGAACAAAGGAAACCCGCAAGTGATCGGTAAAAAGGCTAAAGACATTGTTCCTCCAAGTGGTGCTGCCGCCGGTGAAACTGGATTGCGATTCACGCGAGAGCTTGCAGGGGCATACCCACAAAGCAGATATTACAGAAACGTCACGGAGCCAATCTTGGAGCAAACTGAGAATTTCCAAAAAGCCCTGACAGGCAACCCAACAGCTCCGCAAAAGTTGCGGGAGCAGGTTTTTGACAGAGTGTTGGCAAAACAGAAGAAAATGACCGAAGTCATTGCTGGGCGCAACACCAAGATGAGAAACATGCTAGAAGGTGCGTTTGAGCGAAGAAGGAACGCGATGCTTCCGCGACAAACGCCGAACATTGAGGCTATTGGACAAGAATTGCAAAAAGCTGTGCCACAAGCCAAAGCGCGTGGCAAAGAAATCAAGGATCAAGCGTTTCGAGGCTTTTTTGACGAGCAAGCGGCGAATGTCAGGGTTAAAAAGTCGGAAATAATTGACACTATTAAGCAATCTGCCCAAGGGGAGCGTAACGCGCTTAAGGAAAGCGCACCCATTGACGCCCTGCTACAACGCGTAGAGGCGTTGCCTGATGAATATGTGAGTCTTGAGTTTTTGCGTAATAGTGTGCAGGTTGCGCGAGACAGCGTGACTGACAACGCCACCAAAACGGCACAGCAGGTTGCTGTGGGCGTGTCAGATGCGCTAAATTCGAAGTTCAACAACATCGTGGCACAAAACGGTCTTTCCGATGCTTGGCAAAAGACACTGGATGTATATGATGCTAATTACCAAGCATTTCGCAGAAGTTCCCCAGCAATGGTAATTGGCGAGAAGTTTGGAGATTTCAAGAAACAACCAACAAAAGCCGTAAATGCCCTCCTTAACGATCCCAAGGATGTGCGTGACGTTCTTGCCGTTCTAAAAACCACTGGAGATGATCAGGGCGAGGCATTGATGCGCAAAAAGCTGCAAGATGCCTACCTTGAAAAGATTGGCCTACGTTCTACACAGGGCAAGTCACCAAAGGTGCTGTCCGAGTATGACCCAGGTGTTGTGGATGAACTCTTTGGCAATGCCTCCGCATCTATCAAGCGTTCAATTGATGAAATTAACGAGGTGTTTCGAGTCAGCAAGATTGATTTGCGCGAAATACCCGAGTCAATGGCTGACGATCTCCTTAAACCGCTTTCCATTAACGAAAGGAAGCAAGTTGTCAACGAGCTTGTCAAGCACAACAAGTCGCTTGCTAAACAAGAGGAGTTGCTAAACAACGAAATTTTCAAACGTTTTATTAAGAACGGTCGATGGGACGAAGTGGATTCCACCAGCCTAGCAGCGGCCCTAAGAACTGGAACGCCATCAGATGTAAAAACAGCGTGGAACAACATCCCACTCAAGGCACGAAAGGGTGTCAAGGAGGATATTATGGCGTCCTTTTTCGCAGAACACACGCCTAAGTCAGGAACGTTGTTTCAACCCAAGACTGGTTACAACCTATGGAACGGAGAGTCCGTAGTGGACAGCCTACAAGGTTGGGAACGAGGCAAGCGCGGCAAGCCAGTGTGGGTATCCAACATGGACACAGTTATGGGCAAGGATATGACAGACCTTATCATAGCCAACTCAAGGCTAAGTGCGGCAACACGCCCCCTTACCAAGGAAGAAGCTTTAAAGCTACGAGCACTTACATCATTTGATGGCGTTAAAGTTTACGGTGCTGGTTTGGTTGAGTCAGCCCATCACAGGTTCTTGGCCTCTGCGCTTGGATCAAACAGGCTGGAACCGTATTTGCGAGCTAGACTGCGTAGATCAGCAGACGTTGAGCGCAACTTTGAGCGCATGGTGCGCGGCGTGATTGTAACTAGGCTCGGCATACAAGCCTCGGCAAGACAGGCCAGCAACGATCCCGACTACGCCGCTGCTATGAACGAGGTTTTGGCTGACATTGCGCGGCAAGAGACTGAGAAATGAGCTTGACCCAGCGAAGTTGGCGGGTAGATTAACATCATGGATGAACCCCAGGACGAGCTTGCCGAAAGCAATCGTGAGGAAATGAAGCGGTTTCTGGACGCAATCAAAGAGCGTGCTAAGGAACTGCCACCTAATTGCCTTGAGAACACCAAGCCCCATGTAGCTGCCAAGGCTCTGTGGATGCTGTCAGAGGGCAACTCGCTGCGTGAGGTGAACCGGGTTACGCAGGTTGGGCATGAGACTTGCCGCCGCCTGATGATGGATCACAAAGACACCTACGATGCACAGCAAAAGGTAGCAGCCGTGCGCTACGCAATGGGGGCGCAGGAGTTCGTAGACCGCATATTTGAGTGGTCTGAGATGGCGGCTAACGACAGCGAGATGCTGAAGAAGATCAGCCCTGACAAGTTGGCTATGACGGCTGGTATATTGCAGGACAAGGCGTTGACCCTAAGTGGACAGGCTACCAGCGTGGTTGAGCATCGCAAGGGCAAGAGCATTGAGGAGGCTATTGAGATTATTAAGGAAGCCAGAGCTAGGGTGGCGAACAAAAACAAAGTTGTTGACGCCGAGGTGATTGAGGAATAGGAGTTAATCACTATGAACACGCACCCCTACTCTTTAGAGTCACTCACCCCATCATTTGTAGGCATGGAGGAAGCATCCAACATGGTCTGCGAACCACAATACCCCAATGATAAGGAAAAGCTACTGGCAATTGTTGATTCACTTGATGGCAGGTTGAGCGTTATTATACGCAAAAGATTTGGCCTTGATGACGGCACAGAATGGACGTTGAGAGAGGTTGCGGATATGTATAACATCACGCCTGAGCCAGCCAGACAAGCGGAGGCTATGGCGTTGAGAAAACTGCGAAACTCACAACATATGGATGTTTTGGTTGAGTTGGCAGAGGATTACGGTATTGCTTTTGATTAACGCTATGAACACAGACACACCAACGTCAGCCAAGGGCCACGCGATACAAAGGAAACTGGATAGGTGCGTGGATAAACTGGAGCAACTCCGAAGGGAGGAGGCTAAAATTAGGGATGCGTGGCACAGCATCAAAGCTAACATTAAGACCGTGGTGGCGAAACGCAAGCAACTTGAGCGTGATTTGAAATCACAGGCATACAAGGACAAGGTGCGAGGCCCACTTGTCCACTTTGAAGGTTTCTGGGGGGACATGGTTAATAATGGATTTACGGCTCAGGAGTGTGCCGCCCTACAATTACAGTCCTACAAAAAAGAACTTGGGAAAACCGATGAATGGATCGGGATACATATGGGTGTGTCTCCCCAGCGAGCAAGGCAGATCAGGAGACGCGCCACAGGCAAACTGTATAGCCCAAAACACATAAGGCGCAGTATTGATCGGGGGCTGGTTCCAATGAGTGACCGAGCAATAGCGGCTTTGGCTGGTGCGAAAAGGCAGGAGTATTTTGCGAAGCGACTAGCTGTGTTTAGAAAAACTGGAAAGTTGTTGCCGCTGGAGAAGGACTATGCTTGAGTGGACTAAACACCCTATCCTGCCGATCCCCACTGACGAGGAGATTGCGGAGATGGAACCAGATGAGCTGCTCGCCATCCATGAGGTGCGTGAGCAAGCTATCAGGGATGCACAGGACGACCCATATCGCTACGGCTTTAGGCTACCGCATTGGGAGCGTGCAGAGGAGCAGCTACATGAGGTAGACGAGATTCTAGCCAGCGGTGGGAACAGGAGCGGCAAAACGGCATGGGGTAGCTTCTGCGTGGTCAAGGCCGCGATTGAGAACCCAAAGAGCATCATCATGTGCTTCGCCCAGACGAGCGAGGTAAGCGTGCGCCAGCAGCAAAGCGCGGTCTACCAGTGGCTACCGCCTGAGTATCGGCGCAAGCAAACCGGAGCAAGCACATACATTAGCTACACGGTAAAGAATGGATTTACAGACAACTCATTCATTCTGCCTAATGGTAGCCAGGTGATCTTCAAGACATACTCACAGTATCAGAACAACCCAACGATTCTAGAGGGTGCGGAGCTAGGATGCAAAGACCCAGTGTGGCACAATATCGGGTGCTGGCTAGACGAGTATCTGCTGGGTGAGGACTTGATTGGCACGTTGCGATTCCGCTTGGCTACTCGTAATGCCAAGATGCTGGTGACGTTTACGCCGATTGACGGGTGGACTGAGGTAATTAAAGACTACTTGGACAAGGCCAAGACGATTGAGACTAGAGAGGCAGAACTGATTAACGGCGAGTTAGTTCCGTATGTGCAGCGCAGTCATAATCGCAATGCCTCAATACATTACTTCCACACTAAGGATAACCCGTTTGGTGGTTACGACCGTATCAAGAACGACCTAAAAGGCAGACCACGCGAGGAGATTCTTATTCGTGCCTACGGTGTGCCGGTCAAGTCTCAAGCCACCAAGTTCCCCAAGTTCAACAAGGAGGTGAATGTCATACCGCAAGACATGGTTCCCGACAAAGACGTGACTCGATACTGTATTATCGACCCGGCTGGCAGCAAGAACTGGTTTATCTGCTGGATTGCCGTGGACGCCACCAACACCTACTACGTCTACCGCGAGTGGCCTGACAGCACGATAGGTGATTGGGCTGAGTGGAAGGGCGGCAAGTGGGCATCTGGTCAGGGTGCTAAGGGCATGGGCTACGGCATCAAGGACTACGTGCGCCTCATTCTTGAGCTGGAGGATGGCGAGGAAATCTACGAGCGCATCATTGACCCTCGCCTTGGTGCGGCCAAGTATCAGGCGCAGGACGGGAGTAGCAGCATCATTGAGGATCTGGCTGAAAACGACATT